TTTCTTTAGATACAATTGCAACTTGTTTAGCAAGTTCTTCAATATCTTCTTCTAATTCCCAACCATATTCTTCTAATGCTTGAAGAGAATCTAGTAAAGGTTGTAGATTTGCAGGTTCTGGTAGCATAGCGATAAGTTCTCTAACTTTACCTATCTCTGCAAAAACCTTTGTAAGATTTACTGGTACAATTTTATCATCTACTTTTTTAATTCTATCAATTAAATCTACTTTATATTCATTTGCATATAATAAAGCTTCATCTATCTTTGCATTTAATTCTTTATCTTTACTATGTAAAGGTTGTAGATTAACAGGTGGCTCACCTTCTAATACAGATAGACGATTATTAAATTCACCCCATGCATAAAACCCTCCGCCAATTGCAGTTACAGTTCCGATGAGTGCTGCATATGTTGATAGTTTATCTAATATTTTCATTGTTTTAGAATCTCCAATTCTTTTAACAGTTTGTTTTTCTTTGACTCAATGGTCAAAAGTTTAACCCTATGAACTTCAACAGGGTCGTTCTGTGCGTAGGAGTCTAAAGACACTCCTGCGTATATATCTCCCGAGTAGGAAGATAAATCTATTTGTACAAATAATCCCATATTAACATTATCGTATATATCTTTTGCAGAATAAAATACTATGTTTTTATATGTATTCAGATTACTTTCGTTAAAAAATAAATCCTCTTTTGATAAGTTTTTAGTTGTTTCTTTTGTGACCTTTGCTATTTGTTTAGCTATTACTTTTAAATTCTTTTTTAGTTTTGTTTCTACTTTTGCAACATCTGTAGCAATCCCGTCATCGGTGTCCAATTGTTTTGGTTCTTCCGATTGTACAGTTTCTTGTTCTTCACTACTTTCTGTTGATACTTCGGACTCCTCAGTTCCTTCGCTATCGGATTCTGTTTCTTTCTTTTCTTCTTGTTCTTCTTCTTTTTCATTTTGAGCTACTTCTGTCTCCACCTCTTTCTCTTCATTCGAAGCAACCTCTTGAACGCCTTCTTCCTCCGTTGCGATATCTTCCAATGGTTCACTAAACTCTTCAAAAGATTCCTCAGTAAGTTCATCATTGAACTCCTCCTCAGTTATCTCTTCAAAAAATTCTTCGGCTGTTATGCCTTCTTCTTCAAGAAACTCCATGAACTCTTCTTCCATGCCAGTCTCTTCTAAAAATTCAGTAAAGTCCTCCTCAAACTCTTCAGTAAAAATTTCTTCTGTCACCATTATGGGTTCAGAAAATTCTTCTTCAAAAAATACCATTTCCATATCTGGTATTTCTTCAAAAACCTCCATGTCAAATTCTTCTATTGAAGGTATGTCTTCTACATAAATATCATCAAAAGAAAACTCTTCATCAAAAGGAAGTGTAAACTCTTCTTGCGGTATATAAAAATCTGGTATCTCAGTTATGTCTTCGTTAATCCAGTCAAAGTCATCTGGGATATTTTCAACAATGTCGTTAATATCATCTATAACTTCATCATCAATTGGATTAAACTCTGTGCTATCATAAGTCATCGTTAAAGATGCACCTAATAAGTTTGGTCCTTGTCTTGACTGATTACTATAATTACTATCAGTTCCTTGCCAAGACCAATCTACTTTATTAGCACCAGTACCAAGATAAATAATTCTATCATTGTACTGACCGCATGACTGAGCTACTGCTCCGGATGACCCGGGGTAACCATTACAGTTACCTTGAAAACCAGTAACCTCTGTTCTAGTTTGTGATACAGTTGATAATGTACTACCACTAGAATCTTTTAATGTTACAGTTGTTGTATGTGAATCATTACTACCGCCTTTAGATTCACAATTACCCTGTGTACTTTCACAGTTTGCAACATCAATATAACTATTTAATGTAATTCCATTATCAAGCATTGATTGATTAATAGAATTATTTGTTAGTGCTATATTATCTGCACTAACAGTTGCAGTTCCTGTTACTTCAAAGTCACCGCCTACACTATACTTGTAACCACAATTAGATTGATTTGTACAAGTAATATCAAAACCACCAACAGTAGAACCATTAGTAACATAACCAGATGAGTTAGCAGAATTAATTTGGTCTGTACTGTTAGAGTTCCAGTCTACCCCATCATTTGCATTAGGTAATAAATTACCTGTAGTTATAGTTTGGCTATGAGCTGTGGTGTAAAGGAGGAAGATTGTAGATAGTAATATCGTCAACTTCGTCTTCAATTATTTCCTCCTGTTTTTTTAACTCTTCTAATTTTCTTTTTTCTTCTTCGATTTGTCTAGCAAGTTCTTCTTGCTCTAATCGTAATCTTTCTGCTTCTTCTTGTCTAGCAATCTCTGCTAGTTCTTCATCTATCTTAGACCTAGTTTCTAATTTAGATATATATGACTCATAGTTTGGTCTTTCAACATCATACTTGTTCCATTGTTCTAAAGCTTCTGGTCCTATCTTTCCTTCAAATGGACAAGGTGTTCCTGCCATTTCCATCGCAAAAAATACTCGTTCATCTTGACACAAAAGTGACACAGCCGCAATCTTCATGCCATAGTCATATAGCACCTTACTAAGCTTAATCCTTTCACAGTTAAGGTCACGAAAATGTTTACCACCAGAAATACCAAAACCCATACTAGATACAGACCCACTAACACCCATGCTACAAACATCTTGAGACATAGCTGAATAAGAGGGTGCATTAGCAGAATTTACAGGTACTTTTGACCCATTTGTAGTGCTGTTATTGGTTGTAGTGTTTGTCGTTGTGTTCGTTTGTCCATCATTGTTGTTGGTAGTAGTCGATGTATAACCACCTGTAATCTGTGTGTTACTACCCGAAGAATTTGTTTGTGCATTGTTATCATTAGTTGAATCCGCAAAGGTAACTGTGCTTACACATAAAATAAAACTTAGTAAAAATACTAGTAATAAATTTTTTTTCATTGGCAATCGCACTCATCTTTACCACAATCACAGGAAGGATTAATCATGTATCGCCTAAACGAATAAACATACAAGTTGTAATTCCTTGACCACCTGTACTTCCAATTAAACTTGTGTTACTTCCACCTTGAAACTCTACTGAAAATCTTATTTTATTGTTTGATGTATTTTGCACATCATACAAAGTATTCATTTCATTTCCGCCACCTTCAATATCTGAATTTCCTGAAAAATTATCTGCTGAATCAGTTGCTTGACAAATAGCTGTATTACTTGAAGAAAAACCATCAGTTGTACCTCTAATAAAAAATTGAGCAAATCTTTCTGTGCTTGTTGATACAGAAAAACTAAAATTAAATTTTACTAAATATACGCCAGTTGATGGCATAGTAAATGTACCACTACTTTCAGATACATTACTTCCTATACCACCTTGACCTGTGTTTGCCATTCTTGTCCAACCACTTATAGGATTTTGATTTCCTGTTTGTGTGCTATTCAAATAAAAATGGTCAGCAACAGTAATACCAATACCAGTTAAATTTGCTCCGCTTATTGCAGGTAAACTTGATATGCCTGTGCTTCGTACTGTTGTTAATGCCATTCTATGCTCCTATTAATTTGTATCCAAACATAAAAGCGACTGTATCATCACTTCCTAAAGTTCCACCGCTTACATTTACACTACCACCAGAATTATGATAAGCATATACTTCAACATAATCATCTGCGTCTAAATCTAATACACATGCAAAGAAATATTCTTCTGAATTGTCTAAAGTAAATCTAGCTCGTTGAAAGGTTGACCCATTTTTATATATAGATAATATTGTTGCTGATGCGTCTGTACTTGTATCAATTCTATGTTTTGCACCAATATAATATTTACCAGCTACTCCCGGTGTAAATCTTCCATTACTAGTGTCATATTTATTATCACTATCAAAAACTTCATTATCAAAAACAAGTTTAGTGTAAGAACCACTTGAAGTGCTTGTATTACTTGACAAAGAAGCAAAAAAAGCTGGAGTATTAACTGCCGAACTAGGTAAGTTACTTGTAAAAGTACCACTACCATCAGAACTAATAATAGTATTACCACCTGTGTCTTTTATTGCATCAATTTTTACTTCAGAAGTTCCAGAAGTATTTTGAATTGTATCTACTTTTAAAATTGAACTCATTTATTAACCTTTAGGGTTTGCATCTTTGATAGCTTTAATACGAGCTTTCCAAGCATCCATGTCCTTGTAAATCTCGTCAAGCTGGTCACCGATATCTCCATAAGCTGCTTTACGAGTAGCTCTAACTTGATTGTTAGACTCCTCTGTATTACCAGCAGTTTCGTAAGAAGCTACTTGTTCATCCGTTGGTTTTTCTAATCCGTCTACTGTCCAAGATTTTATGTATGGACCTTTGCCATCACTATCATCTTGTAAACTTACATTACCATTCGGACCAAAATCAGCAGTCTTACTGTTAGCTTCACAGTAAAGTCTTATTTTAGTTGATAATTGTGCCATTATTGACCTCCTTTATTGATTGTTGTTAAATTAATCATGCTATTTTATACCCATATGCATAACAGGCATCTCCACCCGAACTTGATTGAAAAAAACTAACTGTATTACCATCTTGTGAATCTACTGATGCGTAAAATTCAATATAATCACCAGCACTTAGTTGTATAAGTCTTGTTAAATGAATAGGCATAGCATAACCATTTGGTGTTGAGTTTAAGTCTAGTTGACCTGCATTTATTGCAGAGCCATTTTTATATATTTGACCTCTAACATTTTTAGTTTGATTATCTCTAGCACCTACAAAATTAAAACCTATTAAATAAAGACCCCCTTCTCCACTCGGAACAGTAAATTTATCTGATGCAAAAGCATTATCACTATCAAATTCTTCTGTTTGAAAAGTTACTTTTGTCATAGCATGGTCAGTAATACCAGTTTGGTCTGCATTTTTTTTCACATAAAAGTTAGGAGTTCCATCTCCACCAAACCCTGTCGCTGTTCCACTATTTGCTATTGTTGAGCCACTTGGAATTGTAATTGTTGAGCCAGAACCTCCAAGAGTTGCATTTGCACCTGCTGGTATAGACAAAGTATCACCAGATTGTCCAAGTGTTATAGTTCCAGTTCCGGAACGCTTTAATATTGTATCTACTTTTAATGTACTCATGATGAAATCCTAAACCCTTCAAAACAGCTAAAACCTAAATAATCATCTACATCGTTATTACTGCCATTGTTATCTGAATCAACTATCCATGCTTCAACATAATCACCTACACTCATATTTAAAATAATACTACAATCAGCATACATATCTTTACCACCAGAACTTCTATAATCGTAATGTTGATATTGTTGAACAGTAGAGCCATTTTTTTTTATTTTTGGTTGTATGTAATAATTAGCATTTGTATTTCCATGAAAAGAATTTACTAAAACAGCATGATGAAAATAATATTTTCCTGCTTTACCACTTGGTACAGTAAATCGGTAATTCGTTGAATTATCATAAGCATTATCTGAATCAAAATCTTCAGAATCGTAAGCAATTTTTGTATCTGTTAAATTTGTAATGGTTTGATTTGCACTTCTTACTGCTCTAAAATTTGGAGTATTACTTTCACCAAAACCTGTTGCTGTACCAGAATTTGTTATTGTAGCTCCACTAGGAATTGTAATTGTATCTCCGCTATCACCAACTTGTAAAGCTGTTCCTGTAGCTGGACTTATTTTATTTGCTTGTATTTCACTCATATTATACTACCACCATTGTGCTTCCAGAACTTACAGTAAGAGTACCCGTTACAGTTATTGGTCCTGCAACTAAACAGTTTTTATCTGCTGATACTGTAAAGTCTGAATAAGATTTAGGATGTTCTAGGAAAAATGTTGAACCTAGTTTACTGTTTGTTATTGTTCCATCAGAGGGTGTGCCTACATCCACAGACTCCCCCATAGCTACCACAAAGTCTACATCCCCACTAGCTACCGATACTCCTTGAAAGTCAAGGGTAGAACCACTTACAGTATACGCTGTACCCGGAGCTTGAATTACGCCCAGAACTGATACTATTAAATTTTGTGCAGAACTTGGTTCAAAATTCTGACTGTTCTTTTGTAAGGTATAACTTGTCGCAGGTGTGCTTCCACTTAAAGTCAGTAGCGACCTGTCACCTATATTTAAATTTCTTCCTATATATGGCATTTTATGTGTCTCCCAATCTCAAAAATGTAAAACCTGTAAATCTTTCACTTGACCCACCCATAAGTCTATTGTTTGTGTTCATTTCAGCGATGTTAAATTTTATTTTTTGATTAGATGTATCAGTAATATCAAACATGTATTCAATACTATCTGTTTGAGCAAATTCATTAGGTGGGTCTGTTAAACCACTAAAACCTCTGACTACATTTGAATATGAAGAATTATTACTTGTATATGATATAGAAAATCTTGCTTGGTCATCACTACCTGTTCCTTCTTCAAATACTGCAATAAATCTAACTAACCAAATTCCAGTGGAAGGAAAAGTAAATATACCAGAAGACTCTGTCATTCCTGCATTTATACTTCCATAACCACTTCCACTTTCTCTAGCTAAGTTAGCAGTTATATCGCCAGAACTGGTTTTATTAGAAGTTAATCTCCATTGTTCAGCAACAGTAATACCTACATTAGTTAAACTAGCTCCACTTAAAGCTGGTAAAGCTGAACCTCCTAAATTTTCTGCTGATATTTTACTTATTGGCATTATGGTTTCTCCCAAACTGTATGTGTTAATTTTCCATCGCTATCTCTAGCAAGTAATTCATCATATTTATCTGCTGAATAATCTTGTGGTATATCTCTCATAGATTTTCTAAATGCTGTTTGTTCTTCTGTCATATTACCACGCAATACCCACCAATCAGTTTCTTGTAATTTTTCTAATCTTATTCTTTTAATTTCTTCTAGCTGTATTGTAGCTTTGTTATCTATTAATGCTTGTCTTTCATTATCTAAATGAGTTTCAAACCAACTTTCTAATCTTTCGCCTTTAGTATTATAATATTCTGCCATTACTTAATCCCATAAAGTCTAATGTTGCCATGTTCAAAATTACCACCACCACCATAAAATCTGATGTTAGGTAAAACTGAGTTAGATATTCTTCCATGCATATTGTAGTAACCATATTGATTGTTATGTTCGAAAACAATCATGTTACCCCAAAACATAGTAGCGTCATTTGCGTCTTGCGTACCTGTAAAATACATTATTCCACTACAACCCTCATTAGCTCCACTTCCAAGAGAGCCAAATAAAGTTGCATTGTGTGGATTGGTTGAATAAGAGCCACCACTACTTGTGCCTGTGCCTCCACTTTCGTTTACATAAAATCTTTCGTAGCCATAATAAATTGCTTCAGTATCTCCAGAACTATTTTGCACCATTAATCTTATATTGTCATTATCAACAACTGTTCTTACTGTTTCAAAAACAAATGCGTGAGTGTGATAAGTAGAACTCATAGAAGTAAAGATTGCGGCTGAGCCACTTGATGTATCTTCAGTTTCTAATAATGTCCAAGCTCCACCACTAGGAGCTTCAGCCCAAGTTAATCCACCTGTATTACCAGATTGTGCTGTAAGCATATATCCATTTGTTGGAGCATTACTAATTTGCATTTTAGCTTCATTAATTGCTTGGTCTGCAATATTAGCTTGTGGTAAAGCACCTGTAACTTTAGAAGTTAAATCAATACTACCAGCTAACATAGCGTTTGTTACACTTGAAGTTGCCGGAGTAACTGTTTGTCTTGCCTTGCCTTGATAAACACAATACATTGTATCTGTACCAGCAGTAGCTTCTGACAGCGTTAAAGCTGTACCAGACGCAGTATATGCTTTTCCAGAACCCGGATGTTGACGAACATTATTAATAAATAATTCTATTTCGTTCTCATTTGCTACCGGTCTATCCAAAGTATAGTTAGCAGTTGCACTAACAGTAAAATTTTGAATATCTACGCTAGTAAATTTTTCTGCGGGTATATTCCCAATATATGCCATTTATTCTCCTCTTATGTACTTATTGCATCGACAACCGATACCCAAGCGTCTACTGAACTTGCTGTGTCAGACTTAACATAAAGTCTATCACCAGACTGGACTACAATCTTAGCCCCTCCGTCTAATATTTGCAAAGCTCCGCCACTAGGGATGGGTGCGTCTTTTACAAGATGAATATCGTTAGAACCATCGTTAATGTATACTTCAACATTAACTGTGCTTCCAGTTATATTTGCTAGATGTATTCCTACTACAGTATCATAACTATCAAAGTTAGAACCATTTGGGAAATCAACAGCAGATGTACCGATATTGTTTTCAGTATATCTTCTAAAATTTTGAGCCATCTATTTTCCTCCTAAACTATAATGCGATTGCCATCGCTGTTGCGAACCCTTGACTAGAAAAACTCGCATTGTTTTCTACTAATGTTACAACTCTCGATAGAGCTGCTTTTCTATTTGTACCACCTGCACCATCATCTACTGCAATTAAATCTGATGTAGTTAAATCTGCTCCAATGTCTGTAGCTCCGTCAATGTCTACAGCCGCAAGTGAAACTTTGTTTGCAGTTGAAATTGTAGATAGTTTACTATCCGCAATACTACCACCTAACATAGTATTTGATACACTACCAGTATCACCTGTTCCAACTAATGTACCAGAAGCTGTAGGTAAAACTAATACTGCACTACTAGCTGCTGAGTGTGGTGCTGCTTGTAATGTTTGTGCGTGAGCATTTGAAGACTCACAATAAAATTTAACTTTAGCTACATTACCTGTGCCTGTTCTAATATCTATTAATCCATCAGATACAGATACACCACCAGAACTTCCGTTACCATCAAGGTTTACTACACCACTTCCATTTGGTAAAATGTCAATGTTTGCATTTGATGTAGATACAATGTCATTACCATTAACATCTAAGTTACCACCTAGTTGTGGGCTTGTATCTTCTGAAAGATTTTCTAATTCATTACCTGTTGCTTGAGTTACAGAAGCAAAAGATAATGTACCACCGCCATCTGTTTTTAAGAATTGACCATTAGAACCATCGGCAGTTGGATGAGATAAACCATCTAGTATTACTTTACCAGAACCATTTGGAGTTATTGCAATATTACCATTTGATGTTGATACAATTGCATTTCCGTTTATATCTAAATCACCACCAAGTTGAGGTGTAGTATCATCTACTAAGTTAGTAGTATCTACTGTTTTACTTGTAAATGATAAATTACCAGCACCATCTGTAGTTAATACTTGTCCATTTGAACCATCTGATGTAGGATGTGAAAGACCATCTAAGATAACTTTACCAGAACCATTAGGCGTAATAGAAATATTACCATTAGAAACAGAAACAATAGAGTTTCCATTTACATCTAAATTACCTCCTAGTTGTGGAGTTGAGTCACCAGATAAATCTGTATTTACTGTAGCAAAAGCTAAGTTACCGCCACCATCTGTTTTTAAAAATTGTCCTGCTGAACCATCAGAAGTTGGGTGTGATAATCCATCAAGAATAACTTTGCCCGAACCATTAGGTGTAATAGATATGTTTCCGTTTGACGCAGAAACTATTGCATTACCATTGACATCTAAGTCACCACCTAACTGCGGAGTAGTATCAGATACAACATCTGAAATACCACCAGTAGCAGAAGTTACATTTGCAAGTGAAATTTTCTTTAAACCCGCATCTGCATCGTGAATTAATAAATGGTCGTTAGCAGTATCAAAACCAGAAGTTAAAGCTGTTTGTCCACTAATAACATTTGCATTTAACATCGCAGTTTCTACTGCACCAGAGCCAATAGTTGTAGCTCCTGTTGAACTAATTGTTACATCGCCAGATACAGTTTTATTATCAAAACTATCTGAACCATCATAAATTAAAATTTGTCCAGAAGAAGGCGTAGATATATTAGTATCAGATAACTCTGCTAGAGTATCTGAAGCTGCTACCTGTGTAGCTATATATGCTTTAATTGATTGTTGTGTTGCTAATTTTGTAGCTGAATCAGAAGCAAAATCATCTTCATCTAATATTGCTGTTCCAGATACGCCTGTATTGATTACAGGACTTGTAAGTGTTTTGTTTGTTAAAGCTTGTGAACCTGCTAGTGTAGCTACAGTTGAATCTATTGCTACTGTTAAAGTAGTGCCAGTACCAGAAGTATCAATACCTGTTCCACCTGCTATTGTTAAAGTTTCATCATCTAAATCAATATCAAATGCACCCCCAGAATCACCTTGGATATCTAGGTCAGAAGCTGTTAACTGTGCATCCACATACGCTTTTACAGATTGTTGTGTTGGAACTAATGTTGCACTATTAGAAGACATATTGTCTTCATCTACAAATGCAGTAATAGTTATAGCACCATCTGATAAACTTCCATATGTTAATGTGCCAGATACATCTGCGTTAGCATTTATGTCAACTGTTGTTGCAGCAATTTGTACTTCGGTGTCTGCTACTATATCTAATTGTCCATCAGTTGATGAATTAATATAAATAGCTGAATCTCTAAATAAAACTTTTTCAGTAGTGCTTAATAAAATATCATCAGAGTATTGGAAGTAATCTTCGTCTTCCATCCATGTAATTACACCATCATTAGAAGAACCATCAAATGTTACAGCAATATCTGTATTCTCATTCTTACCAAAAGTGATTGCGTTACTAAATAATTTAGATATTGGACCACCATCACCAGTAGTTGAACCATCGTGTGTATGCCCCGTTGATACATTAAATGCTGCTAGTAATTGGTCAAATTCATTATTTAATAGTGATGCAAATATTGTATCACCATCAGAAAATGTACTTTGTCTAACATATGCTGCCATGTTTTATATTCTTCCTCCTGCTATGAAATCTACATAGAATCCAGATACTGTGTAAGGAGCTTGATTTCCTGCACTTCGTATTCTAAAATTATTTGTAAATCCACTACCTGTTAATGTTGCCCTTTGTTGTGGAAATAATGTACCACCAAATATTGCTGTTCCAAATACTGCATTACCAAATGTTGAAACAGAAATAAGGTTACCTAAACTTATTTCAGATGGTTGAGGTACATTCGGACTTTCAAAATCGTACCTAGGTAAAACTGTTAAATTACTATTTGTTCCTTCTGCTCTAATACTTGTTTTAATATAGTATAAAGTTTTTCTTACACCAGAATCTCCGTAATCTAAATCTGGTGTTTTGTATATTGCTATTATATTTGCTCCATCAAAGTCATTACCAGTATCGTGATTATAAACTCTACCATCAACTTCTGCATGATACAAAACTTCATTACCATTTGTGTCTGTACCTGCGTGAACTCTTCTAGCTGGTATACCTTCTGTTTCACTCCATTCATAACCTACAGCACCTGTAGAAGCTACTTTAAAAGTTCCTATGATGCCTTTTTGTTGTGGGTTAGAAAGTCCACTTTGATAATAAAATAATCTGTATTGACTTTTTTCTCTAACAACCATACTAGCAAATTCTATAGTTGATAAGTTAGGAAAAATGTTATCTCTAAATAAAGGTAATATTTTTCTACTGATAGAACCTAATTCTATATCATCAATACGAGCAGTTCCTGCAATTGTTCTTAAACCATCTGGTGCAAGAAATACAAGGTCACCACCTATCTCTTGAACTGTATTACCATGAACACATCCAATATTTTTTGTTACTCCCGATACGACTGGTGTTCCGTCTAATCCAGATACTTGAAAAATACTGCTTTCACAAAAAACAATTAGTTTATTACGAAAGGGTTTTACTGTTTGTATTTTATCGCCAATATCAATTGTTCCTGCCGAAGCTCCAGTAAAATCTTCTGGTTTTAATCTTGTACTATATGATACAACTTGTGGATTATCTGAGTCACCTGCAAGTATTAATCGTTCACCAAATATTGTAGCAAACTTTGACTTGTCTGGTGCAGACCTTTCTACTTCTTTAAAACTGTAGGTATTAACTCCACCAGCTACTGTTATCTTTAACATAGCAGGTTTATTTACTCCATCTACAATAAATAACTCACCATGTTGAGTATCACCTTCGTATAAAGCAAACTTACAATCAGATTGATTTGTTCTAGCTATTGCTGACCCACTTGATAACTGTGAATCATTTGCTCCATTCTTTTTAATAACTTGACTAGAAGCTGAACTTGCAAAGTTACCATCTACTGTTAAGTTTAAATTATCTGTAATTGATAAAACATTAAAGACTTCATTGTTAATTTTAATGTCATCGTTTACTGCAAACTCAGTAGTAAAACTTGTACCACTTCCTGTAACTGTTGCTGCACCTGCTGTTACTGAAACTGTTCCTGTTTTATTTTGGTATGTATCTTTGTTTACTTGTGTCCAACTATTACCATTTGTACTGTAATAAATGTTAGCACCAGCACAAGCAACTACTCCTTGACAATATCTAAATATACCTTCGACATCATCTGTACCACTTGGTTGTGCCGAACCAAACTTTGTAAAACCATTTATTCTTCTATATCCACCATGAATAGAAGACTCATAGTTTTTTAAAGCTGTTGCGACTCCCGGTGTTCTAAAAAGATTATGTGTTGTGCCTACTAAATCTAATCCACCTTCGCAAGTAACTGATACACCTTGCTCTGGCATTATACTATTCTAATCCTATCGTCAATCATACTATCCGGAAACGATTCAATTAATTGTTCACGCATAGTTCTTAAACCTTTTTTATATTCTGCATCAGCTAATTGTGATTGACTTATATTATCTTTAAACTGATGTAAGTAGTATCTTGCTCTTGCTAATAATACTGTAGTATATTGTTGTGGAAATACTACTGTATCACCATGATTTGTTAATTCACTTGGTTGTGAATATGCAAAGAAATAAACTTTGTATACACCATTAGGTATAGGTGATAAACCAAATCTATCATTCTTTGGACTTCTAATTATTCTTTGTGGTATTCCAAAAGTTTGTGTATCACTTTTATCTACCGACTCAGAAACTGCATAATGCTTTGTCCAAAACTCTGTTGTAATGGGATGTAAGTTTCTTACTTCATATGGAGCATCTTTACCAGATACACCTTCTTCTGTAAGAGTTACATTCTCATAATCAATAAAACTATAATCTGTGGTTACTCCTGTAGATGATGTATTAAATTTATACCATCTTGTTCCAGATACTGTTTCAACATTGACATTACCATAGTAATTATCTGAAGGGTCACCTACTGCAAGAAAACTCCATTTGTCTTCTGCATTACAAATATCAAAGTAACCTCTGTTGATTGTATCTTTAATAAATTTTTGTATACCTACTGCATTATTAAAATTTAAAGAAGTTAATTCAACTTCATTAATCTCTCTAATAAGAGTATTACATAAATCTAAGAATGTTCTAAACGGAGCAGCCATTTACTATTTCTTTTTTGATTTTGTTATACCACCTTTTTTATATTTTGGTCTTACTAAAAATTCTTTTAAATGGTCAGGAACTTTATATATTGGGTGTGCATATTTTGGTTGATTTGGAGTTTTTGGTTTTGGCGTAGTAATAGATATAGGTCCACCTGCCGGACCTTTAGATTGTCCTATTTTTGAAGCTTTAGATTTTGTTTTTGCTTTTTTTACAGCTTTCCTTACAGTCTTTGCAAGAATATTAGTTGGTAAAAAAGACAATGGGTCTTTTGCAATATTATCGCTAACAACTTTAATATTATCAAATAAGCTTTTTTTCTTAGGTGGTTTGTATTCAAATACCATTTTATACCTTTGGAAACTTTAAATCTTCTGGATAAAGTTTTTCTCTGCCATTTGTTCCCATGTCACCTTTATCACAT